GCCGCGAGTCCTTGGGACAGTCATTCCGCCTTCTTCGGTTTCCTGGTATGTGCCGTGGTACATAATTATGGGCGTACCGTCTTCGTCAACAATTTTGCTGTCATCAAACCATTGTTTAAACTCTTTAGTGTTAGGGGCACGCAGGCTCTTCTTCGCAATCGGGATAACCTTCCCTTTAAACTGCGATTGGTCAGGCACGGTGACGATGTCACCATCTGTTTTGGGATCGTAGTTAATAAAGAAGCCGCCAGTTTTTTCTGTAGCAGTCTTCTCCTTGAGCGTAGAGGCTTTGTTGCGTAAGCCAACAATCTGTCCGGTCACACCATCATCAGCCTTGGGATCAAGGAAACGAGCGTCGTACAGGTCACCATCCCATATCTGGTAGGTCTTGCCAGTCTCTTCGTCGAACAAAGACTTGGGCAGGGCAGACTTGGAGGAGAACGCCATGGCTACGCCATAACCGTCGTCCAAACGTTTACGCACTGCACCCCAGTTGTGGTCATACTGACCAGCCTTGTTCTTAAAGAACACAGGCTCACCGTTCACAATCTGGCCGAAACCAGTAGAGGAATAGGTCAGGTGGTGGTTATCAGCAATTGGATCGCCGTTTAGCTTGGTGTAGTCATAGAACATCACGCCCGGATTGGCTTCCATCAAACCAGCAAACATGCTTGGTTTAAAGTCTGATGTAACATTTAAACGAACCGCAGCGTCGTAATCATTCTTTTTGGCCCAGCGCTTAAGTGAGTCAATCTCAGCCTGAAGTTTGATGGCGAATTCTTCCGGGTGAACGATCAGCGCTTCGGTTTTCAAGTACTGGAACATCCGAGCCGCCGCACGGAATGAACCCTTTTCAATGTCCCCAACGTCTTCAGATGCCGCGCCGCCATACAAGAAGTTGCCGCCTGATGTCTCTCCCAAGCACAAACCTTCGCAGATAGCAGAACGATTGCAGGTGCTGACCTTGTCAGTGATCTGCTGGGCAGATGCTAGACCAAGGCCCATAGAGGTCACGCTCTTGCCGTCATACCCTTCAATCTTAAAGTCGCCCAGACGGGTCTTCTCCAGCTTGCCGTTCTCGGTCAGCAAAGTGCCAACGTTGTGTTCCTTTTTCAGGATGTCTTTTGCTTGATCCAGTTTGGCGCGTTTGCCTTTGAAGTCCAAAGCGTTGTACTCAGCAAGAGCCGCCTTGATACGATCCTCATGTTCTTTGTAGGAGAACGTTTCTGCAATGGCTTCTTTGCGACTCTTCTGGATAGATGCCATGCGCATCTTCCGGTCAAAGTACTCACCCTGTCTCATGGGTACATAAAAGTCAATCCGACCACCGTCATAACTCTGGTCAACTTGGAGCAGAGAAGGATCGATGTTGAGGATAACTGTACTTCCGTCCAGCGTCTGGTCAAAGTTCCCACGGTTCCTGATGATAGGAGCGCCGTTGGATTCGTTGGTCAGATAGATCCGAGCCTTACCGCTGGAAGGAATCTTCTTGGACGAGTTGATCTTTACGGCTTCTTCTTTGGTCGTGTGATAGTAAACCGTGACAGTGCCGTCCTTGTTTAAAGGAATGTTCAATACCGGGTCAAACTCAAACTCGGTTTCAAACTGATGCATGCCGTACTTGTCTGCACTCTTGATGGACTTCTTCTCAATTGGCAGATCCAACGGCCCCGCAGAGATATAGGGCATGATGCCGTTCTTTTCTGCGTATTGCTCTGCTTGCTTGACCTCTTCAGGCGTGGCCTTCCAGGCATTGGCTAGGCTGGGCTTCTTGGTGGTTCCCTTTGCTTGATCAAACTGAGGCTTCAATCCTCCGCGCTCAATCCGGCCAAAGATTTCCTCCGCAGTCTCAATGCCTGCCGCGCCGAAAGCATCTTTTAAACGAGCAAAGAATTGTTTAATCTTGTTGATGATGGCAGTCAGCAAACCCGGGGGCGGCTTGTCACCAAACGCACGGAAAGCATCGGCAATTGCTTCTTCAATTAGGAGTTGTTCTAACTCTGCCTCAGACTTCTGACCCTTGTATTCATCGACATAAGCGTCATAGCGAGAGCGGGTGTCATCATGGGCTACACCCTTGAGATACTGGTCGATCCACTTCTCTTTAGCCATGCGCTCCAGCGTGGCCCATTGCGCGTCGGTAAAGAATCCAAGATCCTTCAAGGCGTGGATGGACTCATGGCGCAGAACACCAATAGCATCTTTGGCATCCAGGGCGATCTTGATCAGGTTAGCAACGTAGGATCCTTCGTCCTCCATGCCCTTGATGATCTGGAGTTCAATATTCCCCAAGCCAAACTTCTTGAGAATGGGGCCGAGGGTTTTAGCCAGAGACTGCGCCTCTTTTACATCTTCCTCGGTAACCTTTCCGGCGGGGGCTTCTTTAATAGCTACTGGCTTCTTCTGCGTCGGAGCGGGTCGGCTTTGACGCTCAATGCGCTGTCGTGCCTTCCGGGCTACCGTGCGCATGCCAGGGGTCTTATCCTGCGCCAGCGCTTCCACCTCTGCGTCAGGCATGGTGCCAACCAAGGAATCCATCGCGGCATCTACGGTGGGGTGCGTAGAAACAGGAACCCCGTCTTTAAACAGGGTAAAGCCGGTACGGTTAACCTGCTTCATGCCAACGGGGCCAGCGGTCAGCGTTCTTTCAAAGACACCTAGATTGCCCGACAGCGTGTTAATTGCTCTGCTGTTCTTCTCAACAAGAGCATCATGCTTGGCTTTGGCCTGTTTATATTCATTGGTACCGCCTTCGCCAGCGGCCTCCATGGCATCCAATTCCAGTTGGGACTTGTCTATTTCGTTTTGCTGGTTTTGGATTCGCTGCTGCATCATTTGATACTGTTGCTTGCGAACCTTATTTAAACTGTCGGCTTTTTCCTGAGCCTGCTCAAGACTGGTGTAAGTATCAACGCCTTCCAGCGGAGCATCCTTGTCGATGACGCCGTAGAGTTGCTGATCTCCTTGTTTAAACGTTCCCTTTTCCAGGGTGTAACCAGCGGGCAGATTCTCAATCTTTGTCGGAGCAATGAAATTCCCATCTGCGTCCACATCCAGATGGTTCTCTCTGACCAACTGCTTTAGCAGGGTGGCGGCATCCCGGTCTTGTTTAAGTTTGGTTGCTTTCTTGACAATACTAATGGCTTGCTCAGGGGTAACCGCTGGGCTGGTGCTGAATGCGGCCTGAACCTTGTCCAAACCCTTATCCATCTGCGCTTCTGTAAACCGAGAAGCATTGGAACCCTCTGGCAGGATAGTCAGCCCTTGGCCTACCGGGACGCCGTCAAGCGCTTTAAACGCAGCATAGAGCTGCGGCTGCGACATGGTGTTTAAATCTGAGCTGCCAGTGGTCCGGTTCAGGAAATCAAGAAAACCCTGCGTAGAGGTATCAACCTTGTTGGTTGCGGCGTTCAGGACATCCTGTGCAGAGTAAGTGACATCGGGCTGATATCCTGACTTGGCGGCAACCAGAGAATCCAATGCGGCGGCTTCGCCAGCAGGATTCACCTGGGTCATGGCATCCTTGACATCCTCAATACTGTAAGAATTCAGTAAGGGCATGCCATTGGCGGTGCGGTACTGCTCAATGTATCCAACAACCTCTGGGCCAAGTTCATTCTTGGTGAGGTTGCCAAGTGGGTTCTGGAGAGGATCCTGCTCCTCCACCTTTGGGGCGGGGGCAGGTAGGGCTAGACCTTGCTGGGTTCCCAGTTCTTCCTTGGTCTTGGAGATCTGAGCCTGTTGCTTTTCATACTCAGCCTGGGCCTTCTTCAGTTCTTCTAACTGCTTCTCTTGCTGATCCCGGGCAAACTCCTGCCGTAGCTGGCTCATCTGCAGAGGAGAGACCGCAGAACCCAAAAGAGCTGCAGCCAAAGCCCCGGAGGTCACTTCGCCTGCCACACCTTTAAACAGATCGGTATCGATGCCTGCCTGCTGCAGTGCAATATTGGAACCTACACCAGCCACCCCTGATTGGACAGCTTCAGGAATGGTCTCGCCCAAGGTGGATTGAGCAAGAGCACCACCAAATGTGGGAGCTTCTGCACCACCCTTAGCGCCGGGACGGGCACGTCCTGCACGGCCAATAAGGGATTCAATACCCAAAGCGGCTTCTGCCCCACCAGCCACACCAGCGGCGGCTTGACGGGCGGCATTCTGCATGGAGTATTCTGCGGCTCTCTGACCTGCGGCCTCAGCCTCTTCCTCGGTCGCTCCGCGCTCCAGCATAGCTTGCTTTACACGCTCATAATCCTGGCCCTTTTGAGAGCCAACCCCCATGCCTGCACCCACTGCAATTCCAGGGGCGTTTGTAATGGCGGTACGAGCGGCGGCGGCACCCAATCCAGCCCTACCAGCCAATGCGGCAGGCACTGAGACTTGAGGAGCAAGGGCCGTGGCGGCAATGATGGGGAGGCTAGAAAAAGCCGCCCCAACACCCTGCTGTAAAGGAGAACGCAGGAAAGACTTACCAGCCTGTTTAATCTCAGCCAGAGTACCTTCTTCTGCTGCCCGACGAGCAAGCTCTTCTTCAATGGCTAACTCTTGCTGCCGCTCCGGGGAAAGGCGTTTAAACGCATCCCTCTGCAGCTCCTCCATCTTTTTGGAGGCCACATTTCCAACACCAAACAGATCGGTAAGACCCTTGATGCCGCCAGCCAGCGATAAAGCACCAAACTCGCTAACGTCCTTGAAGGTGGAGGGGGCGGCAGGAGTTGCCTCCAACTCCTTGGTGCCTTTAAGAGAAAGCGGGTTGTCTATGGCGCGTTTGGCCGTTTGCTCGATGACGCTTTTATCTGTCCCATCTGGAAAAACGATAACACGCCCATCAGGCAATTCAACTTCGATAGACATTTAAACCTCGCTTAGGGGTTAGGCGGCTCGATCACTTTACCATTTTTATCTACCCGAATCCTGGGCTTTTCTGCTCCCGGTGTGGCGGCTGGAGCGGGCGCTTGCGGATAAAGACTTGCAAGGCCACCTTTGGGTGGTGTCGGATAGGGATTAGCCAAATCAATAGCATCCTCTTTAGCTTTGATTTCATCCCTAAGTTTTTGCACCTTCTCAGGGTTTTTCCCGGTAGATGCCAAAACATCAAGTTGCATCCGCAACGTTTTGGTTGCTTCTTTCTTTGCTTCCTGGCGGATCTTATTGACCTGCACAACCTGCGCGTCAAAAGCAGTTTCTGCACGGCTTGGAACACCCCTAGCTGCCGCAGAGATTTCAGTCCCAAGCTCAATCAGCTGCTCCGGCTTCATGGATTTAGCAATAGATGGGAAGTTCTTCTTGATGTACTCAATGTTCTTCATCACTTCAGGAATCCTGTCCTGACCATCCCTAGCAATCTGAGCCTTGAGCTTCTTATCCTCAATGCTGGCCCACATATCGTGGTAACGTTTGTTCTCTTCTGTGGACAACTGCTGAGTCAGGGCGCTCAGGCCATGAGCGGCCATCTGCGCGGTGGCAGTAGCTGCCGCCTTGTTTGCTTCACGTTTATATTCTTCTGACTTCCTGGAGGCCGCAATAGCATCGCTCAGGTTGCCCATCTTGAACTCACGCTGGGCTTCTTTGGCTGTGACGGCAGACTTCTCATTAGCTTCACGGAATGCACGGTCTGCGTCCAGATTGGCTAGGCCAAATGTAGAGGCTGTTTCTCCCATAGTCCCAGGCATATAACGGCCAAAGACATTGGGACGAGCGGCGGCGGCAAGAATCTTAGAACCTTGCAAAGCCTCCCGACGAGCAACATCCTGGGCATAAGCCTTGTTAGAAGCTTCAATACGAGCAAGCTCATCCTCTTTGGGAGGACGGATGCCATACTTCTCAAGCAAAGCCTGACGCTTCTCCATCTCCTGCTCAGGGGTGGTGGTCTCAATAGAGGTCATCTCCCGGATTGCTTTACCAGCCTCATCAACAAACGGAGCCTGCATGATGGTGGCGTTTGCACGCTGAACTTCAGGGGTAACCTGCGGCGCAGGCGCTGGCCCCCTTCTGGACAACTCAAGAGCGTTTTGAAACTCTCGGTCTGCAGCGGCCAACTCTGCCCGCTTTAAACGAGCAACTTCTGCAGCGGATTGATCTTCGCTTTCCACCAGGTCACCCTCGGCAAAAGCAACAATACCGCCGTTGTTGAACTGTTTAAACATACCACCGCTAGGAAGGCCAGCAACACCGCCCATGCTAACTTGCTGGGGCATCTGCTGTCCAGGTTGCTGAACCTGTTCCTGTTGAGGTTCTCCGGTAGCCTGTTGGGCTTGCTGAAGCATGGCGGGAAGGCCCATCTGCTCTTGGGGCTGGGCAGACAGCTTCTCTTCCAACTGTTCCTTAATGGACTTGGTGGGAGGTTTGGCTCCAGCTTTTTCCATACGCTCACGACGATTCATTTCCATCGTGGCAAGCATCTCAGGAATCTCAGGATTCTGGCCGTTAGCTGCCGCCTTGACCGCCGATTCCGGCATGTCACGCAGTTTGTATTGGAGTTGAACGATATTCATTTATTCCTCACTTCGGAATGATTCCGAGGTCTTGCAAAGACTTCACAATGGCAGGAGAACCAGATGTATCCGATAGGCTACCCAGAATCTTCTGCAGAGTGCTTTGATCAGCCACGTTGTACTGCTGAGCCTGGACAGGCAGACCCTGGAGCATCGACTGCTGGAACTGGAGCTTCTTGTACGGATCAAGCTTCTCCTGCTCAAACTGGGCAATATCTGCGGTGATGCCCTCAGACTCAATGCCACGCTGTTGGGCACCAAGACCAGCCTGCTGTTGCAGGGCTTGTAAACCATATTGGTTGGTCAGATTCTGAGCCTGCAAGCCCAAACCTTGCTCAGTGTTGAACTGTTGCATGGCCTTGTTATAGGCATCCATGTAACCCTGTCCAATAGTTTGGTTCTGCTGAGCCTGGAGGTTACGGGCCGCTTCGCTCTCCATAATGGCCTGACGACCACCACCAAATCCACCAGCCTGGGTAAGCTTTGCCAAGTTGGGCTGAAGGTTTATACGCGCTTGACGACGCTGCTCTTCAAGCTGCGGCTGCAAAGCAGCCTGCAAGTACGGATTCATGTACTGCTGGGCTTGTTCTGCACCAAAGGTCTGGGGAGCATAACCACCCATGCTTTGTGTCGGAACGTTTAAATTCATACCGGTTTGGAAGGCGGCTTGCTGCAGCCCAGAAGCGCCAGCGGTCAATGGGCCTTGGTAAGCCTCATAAGGCTTAGAACCCAAAGCCTGAGCCTGACCCAGCATCCCGGTCACATACGGGCCTGCCCAGTTGGACAGGTTGGATTCTGTGCCAGTTACACCTGCGGCGACAGCAGAACCAACGTTAGTCCCGCTAGACCCTCCGGCAGCAAACTTTTTAGCCTCTTTTGTAGAAGCAATCCCCCCCGGCATAAACTTGTCGGGATTGATCTGTTTGCCCTGCTTCTTGGTTCCCGTCCGGGCTACCCGGATCTTGTCCATCATCTGGTATAACTTCTTGGCACCTGCGTCGGAGTTGCCGTTACCCAGATGGGAAACCACATCTGCGGGGATAACAAACTCACCATGGCTTAGTTTGGCGGGTTGTTTACCATCAATTGATGTGTCCAGCTTATCTGCCATGCCGTCAGTCTCGCCACGCAGATATCGGCCTTTTGCCATGCTCATAAGACCTCCTTGAGCGGCTTGTACTGTTGGGTTCATTGCAACTTGTCTCTTTTTCTCATCTTCTGCAGAAAGGATACTTGCCACCCCAGACGCTGGTTTGGACGGAGCACCCATGGTCATCATGCCCGTAGATACAGGAGCAGTCCTGACAATATCTTTACGTGCCTCATATGCAGGGTTTGCCTTATTGGCGGCAATAATGTCAGAAGCACCCTGTGCAATCCTTTGCTGAGCAGCAGTTACTGCGGCAGTGTCTGCAGGGTTGACATATGCCATGTCAGAGAAGTAACGTTGACCACCAGACCCAGGGCGACGATTAGGATCATATGCCCCAGGGATCTGCGACCGGATAGCTTGCAAAGAAGGAATGCCACCTTGATAGCCCACCGGGGGTCGGTTGGGCTGATTAAGATTGCTCATTGCCGCCGCCGTTGTACCAGCAGCAATAATCTTTGACCAGTCATAAAGAGGATTGCCTTGGGCATCCTTTAGTATGTTGCCCTGAGCATCCTTCTTTTGGAAGAATCCTTTGATGCTGTTTACAAAACCAGCCCCACCAGGCAGGTTGGCAATATTGGATTGCAGGTTCGTATCAATGGTGGGCGTACCACCGGCAATGCTTTCTTTAAACTCGTTTCCTAGCGCATCCGTCCTTGGCGCAAGCTGACCAGTGTTGGTAACAAAGTCACCTTGTTCATTTTTTGAAATTGTTACAGGGTTACCATTGCCATCAACATATCCGCCATATCCATCAGGATAGATGTTTGAAGAAAAAATATCTCCAGCACCCTGACCGATAGAGGATAAGTCCGAGGAACTGAAATCATAGTTCCCGGTATATGTTTGGTCGGACTCTTCGTCTACCCAACCGTATTGGGGATTTTCATCCTCATCGTAACCTATGATTTGCATCCCCATATCAATCCCCTTTAAGCATTCCGATTAAATCATCGACCGAGAGGTCTTGGACTTCTCCGCCGTCAAAGAAACTGAATGTCGCTGGCCCCTGCGTATTTTGAGGCTTTTGCGGCACTATGTCACCTGAAAATATGTTGTTACCCATATCATCATTGAAGTCGTAATATGATTTTATATCTACAAGTGGTGTAGGCTGAACCTGCTGCTGAGGCGGCTGCTCGGCCAAAGCCAACAAGGTTAACAAATTGGCCCCGCCCGTTGCTGGAGCCGTTTGACCTGTTGGCGTACCAGTGGTTGTCCCTGTAGGCGTTCCTGTTGTTGTGCCTGTAGTTGTACCGGTAGTTTTGGTGCCTGTTGTGGTTGTTCCGGTTGCACCCGTCCCGGTTGTTCCTGCCCCAGTAGTGGTTCCACCGGTTGTCTCCCCGGGCAAATTGCCAGTTGGCGCTTCTGTATAGCCAACAATATTTCCGCTTGCATCAATTGTCAGCGTACTGCCATCATCTGATGTGTAGGTGAAATTACCACCTTCGCCGGGTTTCCATTGGGATGGAAGCTGTCCAGCTTCTTGCATAGCAAGCAGGTTTTCATCAAACGATTTCCAGTTTTCGGGGGTAATACCAAGGTCTTGGACGCCATATTCTGGGGGCGGCTTTTCACCCGACTGCAAAGAATCAAGGTATTTGGCAAACTCATCTTCATACCGCTTTATTTCTTCAGCAGTCATGGGGCCGGTCTTGCCACCGGTGGTTGTTGTTTCTGTGCCGCCAGCCGAAGTTTCTGTCTCCGTGGTTGTTTTTTCTACATACGGAGTTCCGTCTGAGTTAAATAATGCGCTAGAACCATCGGGATTGGTGACTTTATAAGTTCCATCAGCATAATACTCAACCTTGGGCTGAGTGACATCTTTTGTTTCAAGATCAGTCTTTGTCTCAGTACCAGTCGTAGTTCCAGTATCAGTTTTAGTTCCAGTGTCGGTTGCGGAAGTATCTGTTACCGTTTGTTCGTCGGCTTTTTGTTGGTCAGTCTTATATTTATCAAAATCGCCGCTATACAGCTGGTATGTGGTGTAGTCAGGAAACCCAGCATCTTTTGCTTTATTTTCATTAACTTGGTTTGCCCACGCATCTGGGGTTGTGATGCCTGCATCAAGGGCGGTATGCTGGGTTGCGGCGTCAGGCCATCCAGCTTTTACAGCGGCCTCATCGGCGGCTTTTGCGTTTAAATAGTTGCTATATGCAATGGGATCGGTATAACCAGCCTTACTAGCTTCTTCTTTTTGTGCGGCGTCCGTCCAACCAGATTCGGCAGCTTTATCATCTGCAATTGCTTTATTAACATTTGAATTGGCTTGACTTAAAGCCCAGTTTATGGCGGTCTGGTCTAAACTCTTGCCTTGTAATGCAGCGGTCAAACTTGTTGCCGCTAAAGTTTGATATTTCTTATCCAGTTTGTCATAATCAGGAATCTGTGACAATGCATATGATGTAACACCATTAAGCGCTGCGCTTTTTAATATTCCATCAATCGTTACATCTTTGCCTTGCAAAGACTGCGCAATACCTGACGTAATTGTAGACTGAACATTTTTTGGTAGGTCTTTAAATCCATCAATCTGAGATGTGGCCGCACTAATACCGGTAGACAATAAAGAGCCAGCAAGAGCGGTTTCTACATCCTGACCTTTAATTGCTGCCTGAGTTACGTTGTTAACAACGCCAGATAACATATTTGGGTTAGCGGCAAGGAAATCACCAAATTCACCACCTTTGGCAATATCTCCAGCAATCCCACCAAATTCAGCACCTGCATAAGATGCAAGTCCGGCTTTTAATCCGGCAGAAAGGTCTCCCCCATTCAAGGCCGTAGCAAGAATTGCGTTGCCAATCGCAGCGCCTACAGCTGCCGATCCAATACCAAGCGCACCGGCAATAGCGGTGCCAACTCCCGGCATAGCAATACTCAAGGCAATTGGGGCAAGTGGTCCCAATTTGCCGATAGTTTCAGCAATATCACCAAGGATACCGGAGTCAGTAACTGTATAGGATTTAATTCGCTGCTGGATACCCTGCGCCAAATTAGAAAATGCGCCTGCGTAGTTAAGATATGCTCTTCCTAAATCACTTCCAGTTAAACCATTGGTTGGAACATTCCCAATCCCAAAAACGGGTGTGGCAAATGATCCGGACACAAAATTGGTAGCGCCCGAAAAATTCAACGTTTCATCAGAGCCAGTTCCATTTAGAACCCATTTTGTTTTTGAGTTAAATCCGTCAACCGTTCTTTGATCGCCCGTTAGATTAGATGTAAGAGACCTACCATCAGAAGATATAGCTAGACGAGGCGTACCTTTTTCCATGTACGTTTTGTTCGTCATGGGAGTGCCATCAGACCAAAATGAAGGCCAATCAAAAGTGCCAGTTGCTGGATTTATTATTGGATTATTATAGTCACGGGCAACATATCCATATTTATCGGGAGGCAAAGTTGGGTATTTACGCTCAGTCCACTGTTTATCTGGATCAATGTATTCAAATATTGTCTCGCCTTTATTATTAACGCCAAACTTGAAATAATTTCCAAGATAGCTTTGCAGCGGAAACATAACCTGTTGGAATGCTTCGCCCCCTTTAAATTTTTCTAGCGGGGCAAATTCATATGTGGTAGTCGTAGCCATTTTTATTCCTTACTGCGTCAGGTCGTAGAAGGAAATGGAGCCAAGTCCATCACCTGTTGTTGCACCAGACACTGTTCGCACAGCAAGCGTGTAAATGTCACTGACCCCAGCTAGTGATGCCCCCAGCTGTAAATCCCAGTTGTAGTCATTGGGCAGGCTTGTCTGGCTAACGCCCGCACTGCCCGTAGAGGTTACATAATCTGTTTGCACGATTGTCCCAACATTGCTTATGGCAGTTGCCGCAACGTCATACTCTACGTTGCTGTCAGATGGAACTGTAGCCGCCCAGGTCGCTCCCGTCAAAGTCGGATTCTTCAGCAACGCCACCTCGTAGTTCTGGCTGGTTGTGGGGAGAAACTGCACCCTGTTAGGCAGCACCACCGCCCCGGTACGGCCAGAAGCCAAGCGGATAGACACAATGGGGTAGAACGTGGCGGCTGTATTGATCGTCGTAAAGATTGTGGTGCGACGCGCCACATGATCAATCGATGTCTGCTCAAAACCACCCTCAGATACAACAGAACAGCAGATCTGGGTCAGGGTTGCAGCAACCGCAGATGTTGTGGTTGTAATCTCATAACGCACCGGCAGGATAGCCGTGGTCATGTATACCGTAGTTCCATAGACGTTTGCCGTATTAAATGTGTGGCAAACAATGTACTGGCCGTCGATGATGAACCCACAACGGACAGAACCCACGCCCAACCATTCAAAGTCCATCCAAAGAATCTGCGGTTTTGTTAGATCCAATGTGTACCCGCTGGCACCTGTGCCGTCCAAGGGATCCCCATTCCAGTCAGCTTGATTAACTGTACGGGCGTCACTAGGAGTTCCTGAAGTGTTAGAACGCAGGACAAAGCTGTTTACACCATCTACCTTCTGGAAGAATACGCCATTTTGAGTATTGAAATAACCCACGCGCTGGGTCAGGTTGACGCTGTTACTCGCATCCATCACAAAGGTGGCAAGTACCAAAAGCCCTTTACCTGGCTGATATGGGAAGCTCCGGTAGGTTTGACGCACCACAGAACCCACGCCCCCAGCCGTCACGCTCATGCTGACGCTAGCCTGGTTTGAATTGAACGTGGTGGACCCTGTGCCGGTCGTCGATGTGTCAAACTGGTTATCAGCAGCGTAGCGGTTCTGGCTATCAAACAGGGTATAGGGCTGGCTAACCCGCTGGCGACCAAAAGCATCCAGGGCCGTGGGCGGGAATGAAATTGGTACTTCTGTGTTGGTTGCCATAAGTTGCCCCACAATTTTATTTAGCTGATTGAAGTACAGGCGCAGAACGTTATTGAACTGCTCCTGATACCTGGAGTCATATTCCGTTGGGGCCAAAGGCAGGTTGGGTGGAGCAACCTTGCTTAGTTCGTACTCTGACGTAACAATCAATGTCATGTATTGCCCCGGCGTCCGTCAGAACGAATGTCAATCCGGGGAGAACCTAACTGCCATGTTGACCCAAGCTGTTCATTCTCAAACTGCATGATCATCTGCCGTCCACGCACCCGGACATATACCTGACCCGTAAACTGCTCAATTGGAACAGTGGCCGTGCGGGTTACAGAAGCGTCTGAATTGCCACCTTGGGAAATCGGATTGTTATATCCAGAACCAGAGTTCTGCATAGGGATCAAAGTCATTGTCCCTGTTGGAGATTCTGTTGTAGATCCACGGAAGGTAATATCAGGCAACATGCGCCAGACAAACCCAAACCGATCCCCATCTTCAATATCAAATTCTGCAGAACTGATTTTGGAGTAAATAGCTGCTGGCGTGTCGGTTGTATTGTCGTCCACGCCAGATTCATGGTTAACTATATTATTGGCATATGTAGCCGCCATTGGGTAGTCAACTAAACCAGAATCAAGCCACGCCGTCCGGGCCAAATTGCCGTAATACCAAACGCCTTGCCCATTATTCTCAAAATAGTTAAACACCACATACCGATCAATTGTGTTTGAATTAGCAGAACAATAGAACCACCAAACTTCATTAAACCCTTCGTTTGTCCCAGAAAAGAATTGCTCAGACTGGGCTAAATTAATATCCCCATAAATATATTGGCGCAAATCACAGCGCAGAGTTTGAACACGGCCATCATAGCGATAGAACTTATCGGTTCCCATCCAGTAAACAATACCTGCGGATTGAGAAACAACATTTTGGCCGACAATAGAAATATTGTCTCCAAGCAACTGAGACTGCCAAATTACATTTGGGCCTACATATTGCAATGAATATACAGAAGAATCTGAAAACACCACAATTTCTTGGCGCGTCTGGATACAAGCGACAAGTCTGGATCCGTGGGACAGACGAACGCTACCAGCTTGATTGGTTGCTGATGGCGTCCAATCCGTTACAGATTCCTGATCTGCCCAGCGAATTAACATTGGGTCTTGAATTGCAGATCCATAGTCATTACAACCAAAGGCAAATACAAACCTGCTGATGTCAGAAACAAATATAAAGTTCTGAATGGTTGGTACGCCAGAAGCTCCAGCCATGGATGCTACAGGTATACCCCGGATAGATATTGTATGAGTGCCAGACTGCGACCCAGTTGTAGTGATTGGTGAGCCGCCATAGGTTGCAGAAAGATTAAACGTTGTACCAGATGCGTTTACAACGTAATAGATTGTCCCAGGAGTCAAGCCGGTGGGAAGCGCTCCAGTGGTGTTTAAAACAATAGCATCTCCATTGGAGAAGTTTGTTGAAACAGTTACAACTCCAGGAGCGGCAATAGTGATGGTTGCGGTCAAAGGCACAACGCCCTGGGTGGCATTCCAATAATAGATCTCTCCGCCCAAATTGGCAAAGATCAAATCTTCACCAAAGTTGTTTTGGCTCCACAAACGAATTGGTTGCGTGGATTCAACCCCATTGCCCCAAGTTCCCAATCCCCATCCGCCCGCACCCCACCCAACCTGCGGAACCGCCTCTGCAGGGCCGATAGGAAGTTCATACATGGCATATACAGTACCTCCACCAGACGTGGTAGACGCTGCAGTGCCCGTTACCGTAATGGTGTATGAGGTTGAAGTAACCAATGTTTGAATTTCATATTCGCCGCCAATAGAAACACCACCCACTGTGACAGTCGGGTTGAAGACTACATAGTCTCCTGCGGCATATCCACCCCCTGCGTCCGTCACCGTAACGGTTGTGGTGGTTCCTGTATTGGTTGCCGTATTGGTTGCGAAGGGGTTTGTCAGCGTATTGACAAAGTCAATTGGCGTAATGTCGTAGTACTGACCACCATTGGATATGTAGAACTTTTCATTTGTTCCTACACCAATCAGGTTGAACCCGCCCAAGGTTACCCAGTTCCACAAGGAACGACAGACACCCAAAAATGTGTTAGCAGAAATGCGCGTCCAACCGCCAATTTTTTCAGGTGTGCCCTGGCGAAAACGAACCCATTGACTGACATACCAGCCATTCTCGCTGGTATATCGAGTGTTTTCTTGGTTTACGCCAGCCCTCAGCGTCAGTTTTTTGAGCATGTCGAACGTCCCTTAGACTAGCATCAAGCGTAGGGCCGAGTGCCTTGTTTGTCAATAATCAGCGCTTGCCGTCGCGGCTCACCAGTCGAAAGATTTGGCACTGATATATGGGTCCAGCGGTCAAACTCCCGGATAATTTGGTCGTAGCCAATTTTACTTGCGATAACAGCTTTTACAACCTCATTTGGGGTCATGCCCGGAACCCGAATGTCAGCAGCGCAGCCGAGCCGATGCTGAGAAGTGTCTTTACTGCCCACAGCATCATTGACAGCCTTTGACCGGAAAGCACTATTGACCATGATGGGCTTTCCGCCCAGAACCTCTTTGACTTGCTCAAGAAACTGCGCCAGACGGCGAAGATTAGCCATCTCGGCTTCGTTTGGAGTATTGTCCAGCTCTCGGTGATCGGTGTGCGTGAGTTCATCTACAGTGAAATGTTCAGTCAAGTTCATTTTTTAACCCTATCTGCAATTTTTTCCAGGGTACGGCCACCAAAGTAGAAGGACATCACAAGCATGCCCCACTGTCCAAGCAGTTCAACATAAGCGCCCCTAGTTTCGTAGTCAAACATGGAAGCCACCGCAAACCCACTGTAAGCCAAAAGTAGGAATATTAGCGTCATGGGGCGGATGTTTTTGGATAGCCAAGAGTCGCTTGCCATGTCGGCTTCCAGGCGTTTGGTCAAATTGTTCTGCTCGGTCTCATACAGCTTGGTTTCGTTGGCTAGACGTGCCAACTCCCCTTCTTGCTCCATTTTCAGAAGCTCTGCCTTGGCCGCAGCGTTAGCCGCCGGATCAGGAAGAACACGGTCAAGAATCTTGCTCCCCACATTGAGTAGCGCCCCCATGGGCGTGGTACTTGCGGCACCGGTAAGTGTGTCTAGTATTCCCATTTAGTAACTCTTTTTGGTTAACATTGATGAAGCAATGAGCAACATGGACTGAGCGTCCTCTATGCTCTCAGGTTTATCTTTGTACCCGACGGTAATTTGACCGATGAAACGTGTTGCGTCGGGTGGTACAGAGATACGACAGCCGTAGGTGACACCAGCCTCGACGTACCACAGGCCGATTTCGCTTTGTGGCTTATGGTAGTCTCCACACGGCGTTTCTCCTGCCATAAGGCGTACAACGTCTGCGTTATTGTTTGGGTTTTGGGTAAAGAGACCGACATCGATTCCCTCCAGCCTTTTGTCTCGTCCATCCTTTGTATACGCCCGGTAAAGAACTCGGGTGCCAAACAAAGGGTTCACCTTGAAAATAGCCACGGTCTGTGCGCCGCCGTACTTGATCAGCACTGCCGCAGCGTCTTCCACCCTGGCCTCGTTAATTGTTGGAAGCTTCTGGCTTTCCTTGTAAGCACCTACCAGCAGTTCCTGATTGGCATAGACAAACCATGCGCAGAACCCAAAGATGAACATGATCAGGAGGGCAATGAGTTTAAACGGGCTGTCCACATAGGCCAGCACCCTGTCCAACACCCCTAGCGCCTTGTCCTGTTCACTCACCTGTCGCACCTTTCAATCAGTTGTCGGTACTTGCTAATCTTCTGCGTGATCCGTTCGTTCTCCAGCCTGAGCTTGTGCATGTCGATGTACATGAACATCATCACCGGCAACATGATGGCGAACAAAAATGCCATAATCGTCATACCAACCAAACCCCCAATCGGTTCTTCTGGTGCAACATCACTGACCAGATTAGAGCGACCAGATACGCCAGCATTACCAGAACGATTACCACCTCTAGGATTACCTCTTGGATTTGATCTAGTCGAACCCTGCGTTGCCATTCCAGTTCCTTTTGCATCTGCTCGGCTAGTTCCAAGTCCCTTTCATGTTCCTGCTCCAGACGGAACAGTGTCTTCTCAAAATCTGCCCAAAACCCTCCTGGCAACCCAAGCTCATAGATGATCATGTTGCGCAGCTGTTCATACTGCTGCTTCAATTCAACCTTCCTAGCGACCTCTTCAAAAGCAAGAACTTGAAGCGATTTCCCCTTTGGTGGGTTCTTCTTAACTTCAAGTTCCGCTTTCTTCAGTTCCTGCGTATGCTCCAGTACCTTACCAACATGTTGGGTGACTTGGCTGGTCAGGTCAGCTACTTCTTTACCAGCTGCCTGAGCTTCCTTAACCAGAGCACAAAGTTTGCGAACGCCTGAGATAGCGCCCGAAACCATCGTAAACGCAGTAACTGGATCAATGATTACCTCACTGAACCGTGGCTTCTTCCGGCTTGGTCTCAGGCATTGGAACCTGGGGGATGGCCTGCTCCTGGATGGCTTGAACCAGCTGGAACACCTCGCCGTACGGGCGGGTGCCCAGATACTGCAGAGTGGCATTCACCAGGCTCAGGCTTAGTTCGATTTTCTTGTCGTCCATTACTAACTCCAAATGCAACCGCCATCATGGGTTGGCGGCTTACCCTTTATGCTTATGCCGCAGGGGTAATCCATGGAAGCGGAGGACTAATTACAGGCGGGTTTTGCAAATTCTCAATCTGTTGCTGAACAGCGGCTTCTGTAGCGGCTTGGTCTACTCCGTTAGCCCAAATCCAGCCCAGAACAGTCTGTTCTGTTAGCGAAGAATAAGGGATAAAAGAAGACCCCTGGACAACAGGAAACGAACAGGTCGAGTAGACGCTGGCGTTATAAGTGCCATCAGTACCGTTACATGACCAATGGGCGGTCACAACATAGTCTGCGCCTTCAGGCGTATTGGGGATGCAGTCAAGGGCAGAGATTACCCAGTTGTAAGTTGTCGTCATGGTTTTTCCTTTCAGGGGTTATTTGGCTTTCAGTGCGGCTACGTCAGCCTTGAGTTGATTTGATTTCATACGATTTTCCCTTGCTGTGATGACTTGTAAATTCCAAGGCACATGAAGGCCAGAAACGGATTTTCCTTGCAGCGGAATAATGTGGTCAACATGATGCTCTATACCAAGCATTTTGGTTCTGAGCACGGCAATGTCGTAAGCCTGCTCAATCATCCATAAATCATCACTGGTTAACCAAGGCGGTGTTCTGCTTTTCTTTCCCGCCGCACGTTTCATCCACTTGGCATTTACCTTGTCCTGATTGCGACCAGCCCAGTCACGGTACATTGATGACACACGCTCTGCGTTTTGCTCACGCCAAGCCTTGACTAAACCCGCCTGCTTGCCTTTGTTTGCATCGCGCCATTGCTTTGCTTTGGCAAGTCGAGCATCACGGTTTGCTTGGTTTTTGGCTTTGTTGCGCTCAGACTCGCACACTTTGCACCAAGACGTATAGCCCGACTTGTGAGTCGAGCTTGCGTAGAAAGCCTCAAAAGGCTTTACTTGGTTGCAATGCGTGCAAGATTTCATTTGGCTTCCAATGCGGCAATCCTAGCCGCTTGGTCATCAATGATTTCTTTCATCTCTTGTAAGGCTTTGACAAGGCGAGCCTCTGTTCTAGACCATCCAGAAATCATCTTCATTCCGTCTTCTCGCTCTCCAACAGAGTCTGCATACACATCCTCCATCTCCTGAGCAATAAAACCAATTTGATGACCACCACCCTCGGATTCAATGTAATCAAACTCAACAGGCCGTAAAGCCATAATTTTGTCAAGTTGCGGTTCAATATTAGAAATGTTTTCTTTGATTTGAGCGTCAGAAGAAGTTGCGAATGCTGCTTGGTTTGCTCCGTTAGCAACAATATTTCCAGAGCCCGTTCCTCCTGAGTTAATCAGAAAACTTACAAGAATATTTGATGTTGCAGTGCTGTTTAATGCTTTTCCAAAATAAGCAATAGGCGTTGCGGCTGTTGTTGACGAAGAATAAACATCAAGTTTTGCCCCTGGGCTTGTAACCCCGACACCCAAGTTACCGCTGGAGTCGATACGGGCGCGTTCTGTGGTGGATGCGCCGTTTGCCGTTGTACTAAACGTCAAGGCTGATGCGTAATTGCCGTCTGTGCTGTTTTCTTTGATGGCTTTGATTAC